TAATGTACCAATCTACAAAATCTTCACAGTCTTGATTATGTGTGGCGCTGTTACTTTTAAGTCCAAAGTGTATGTCTGTGAATAGGGCCACACGTTTAAAAAGATTTGTCATTCTTCCTCACGTTCATGTCTACGTAGTCCTGCTGAATATTCAGCATTACTGGTTCTAGTATAACTGGGAGCCATGTCATTCATTTCTAAAATATCGTCTCGAATATTTTGATTTTTCTTTTCAATGTTAATAATGCGTACAAAACTGTTGGTCACTGCGGCGGTAAAGTATGCAAAGGGATTATTACTTTTTGACTCATTAAATTGCAAGCCAATTTGAGTTAATTGCAGTATGGCCTGTGCTCGCATTTCATCATTATAGGTATATCCTCTGACATTGCCTCGGGTAGCATAGCGTTCACACAGTTTGATATACATACGGGCAAGGTTATTTGAAATCTGTCCGTGATCTTTACTGAATCGACCTTTGTCTAATGGACCTTTCCAATGACTTTTGCCCACACAAATTAGTTCGTCATTTTCGTCAAACTTCCAATGTTGGAATGGAGGAAAGTTTACTTTGTCTCTGCCGTCAGCTTCAGTTTTTTGACTTTTCTTACGTGTTTTATTTACGGGAATATGTTCATAAGTCATAATCCTAAACACCAAATCAATCTTTGGAATTTTTTTATAATCAATTTCGCAGTCGGCCATTTTGATTTTTTCGCCTGAGGCTTTTCTTCTTGAGTAGTTTTCGTCACCAATACGTTTGGCACGATTGCGTTTGGCTTCGGCTGTGGTTCTAATATTAATTTTCTCCAAGCTGGGAAGAATAATATCATACTGATGATATTCTGGACTAGCGTATACGCTATAGGAATTTTTACTTCTGTGAATTTCCTCTAAGAGATCACGATTATTGAGATAGTTTACGGTCATCAGTTAGTCCTATGATAGGTATATTATAATATACGTATATTATAAAGTCAAATAAATATTAGCCAAGGAGCAGTGGTTATGTCTTTCGATCCAATCAGTAGTGCAAAAAGCGCATTTGGTAATATAGCTGCCGGAGCTAACGCCATTTCTAATCTGGGATCTGCAATATCTTCAGGCAACCCTAGTAAAGTACTTAGCGCAATTCGCAGCGTCAATCTTCCAAAAGGTGGCCAATCTGGTGGTTCTGCAAGTGCTAACGCTACATTTGTCACTGACACCAGTACAGATTGGAGAGCTAAACTGACTCTTCCTGGTATTGATAAAATAAATGAAGTTTTTAGGAAAGGACAAATATTGGATCCCATAAGGGAAGCCGGCGGGTTGATATTCCCATATACTCCTACAATTACTATTAGTCACAACGTCACTTATGGGGAGCAGGCTCTAACGCATCAAAATTATCAATTTATTGCCTATCAAAATAGCAAAGTCAGTGATATAACCATAAATGGAGATTTCTATGTGCAAGATTGGAGTGAAGCTCAATATTGGATTTCTGCTGTACATTTTTTAAGAAGTGTTACTAAAATGTATGCTGGGGACAATGCTTATGTGGGTAATCCGCCTCCCATATTAAAATTCAGTGCATATGGCGATTATGTTTTTAAAAATGTACCAGTTGTAGTCAAAAGTTTCAATGTGACATTGCCCAAAGAGGTTGATTATATCAGTGTAGATATAATGAAATTAGGTCCTGGTAATCCAGAATATACTGGTGCAAAAGGATCATCTGGAGGCGGGTCAAAAACAGATAAAATCGGAGCAAATGCTAGATTATTATCTGGAGTAGCCAGTGCTGTCGGTGCCACAACTGTCGGGCAAGTACTAAATTTTCTATCTAATGGAGCCAAAGTGGCAAAAGGTGTTAGTGAAGGCGGCAAAACAGTAACTAAAGAACTGGCAGTTGCACCATCACATGTGCCCACACAAAGCCAATTTAGTGTGGTGGTCACGCCAGTATACAGTAGAACGCAAGTACGTCTATTTAATTTAGAAGAATTTGTCAAAGGCGGATATAAAGGACAAAGTTACCTATAATGAATGTAACAGCATATAATTCAAATAGCCCTTGGTATAATACAGAAATAACCAGAGAGTATCTAGGCATATTAACTATTAGACCAGTTAGTGCTGAGCTTGATGATTATCTTTATACATTGGAGAGTCAATATGCCTATAGACCAGATCTATTAAGCTTTGACCTATATCAAACACCAAATCTTTGGTGGGTGTTTATGCAGCGTAATTTAGATGTTATTCAGGATCCCATATTTGATTTTGTTCCAGGAGTTCAATTTTACATACCCAAAGCCAATAGTTTATTTAAAGTTTTAGGAGGTTAATATGGGATTTAGTTTGCCTAATATTGCCAGTGCCACTGATGCTGCCAAAAATTTTGTCACTAAAAAATTAGAAAACATTAATCTAGTTGGGAATGGGCTAGTTAAGAATGTTTCTGGTGCATTGGGTCAGTTACAAAATAAAGTTCCAGGGCTGTCGGGGTCTTCAGGAGCCACATCTAAACCTGTGCCTGGTAAAGTTGTTACTGAAATTGACAATAAAAAAAATATAGATATAAATGGCGAATTATTATCTGGCAGGGATTTGGCCTATATTGAAAGAAAACTCGGTGAACCATTCCCCAATGAACTTGGTGATTTTGATAGTTATAATTGCATTTTTACCTTAAGCGTTCTTAATGGTAATTCTATAAACTTTCCTGATGAAACTTATAGAAAAGATATTCTTGGACCTATCATAGTAAAAAGTGGTGGCACAGGAGATATAAAAGATCCAGATGCTATACAATTAAATAACTTTAAAAGCAAAGCAAATGAGTCTGGTAGATATGATGCTTTTATAGACAATATAAAAATAAGTGGACTCATAGGATTCAATAAAGCCACAGGAAATACTAACTCTTCATCTATAACTTTTCAAATTACAGAACCTTATAGTGTAGGATTATTCTTTCAAGCAGTCCAAGTTGCAGCATTTCAAGCTGGATATATGAATTGGTTACAAATGCCCATGCTTTTAAGTATAGAATTTAAAGGCCATCTAACAGCAAATCAACAAAATTTTAGAGCAAAATTATCTAGAAAGCATATTCCTCTCAAAATGAGTGCAATTGAAATGCGTGTCAGTGGGCAAGGCACTGTGTATGATTGCTCGGCAATACCATGGAATGAAGCAACATTTAGTATTGATAATAATAGAGTGTCAACTACTGTGGCCATAGAAGGTGGTACGGTACAGGAAATGTTACAAACTGGCACAGATGAAAACAGACTAAGTTTACAATATGTTCTTAATCAGAGACTTAAAGAGATTGCTGACAAGGCAGGAATTGACTCAGATAGGATACTAATATTATTCCCTACGGATTTGCAAACAGGTAAAAATGACACCAATAGTGATAATTCAAGACTTCCAGGAGCAACCAAATCACCATCATCAACAAATAAAGACACTGACAAACTTATTTTTGAAAAATTAGGTGTTGAATTGGATTATGATAACCTAATTCAACCAATAGCAAATCCTATTGGTCAAAGCCCAATGGGTTTTGAAAAGGATGTAAAAAGACTAGAGGCAATTTTTGGCAGAGAGGATGCTATCTATGATGAAAAAACTGGCACATGGACCAGAGGTGACATGCAAATTTCAAAAACTAAGGGCATAGCAAAATTTTCACAGGGAATAAGTGTTACTGATGCCATTAACGAAGTAATATTGGCCAGTGACTATGGTAGAAGAGCATTAGACAAGAACAATATTGATAAAGATCATAAAGTAACTTGGTGGAAAATTGAAACTCAATTTTATATATTATCAACATCTAAAAAATTAAAAGGCAATCAACGCAACCCCACATTGAGTGTTTTTAGAGTGATACCCTATAAAATTGATTATACCAACTTTGTTTCAGGAAGTCAAACAGCTAAAAAAGTTGAAGAAAAAAAGAAGAATGTTGTTAAAAAATACGAATATCTTTACACTGGAAAAAATATTGATATATTAGATTTTAGTATTGAATTTAAAACAAGTTTTTATCAAGCACTCAATGCTGACAGTGGTAAGAACAACGAATCAGTTCAACAAAATTTAGCAGAAGAAGAAAAAGAGCAAAGTGGAAAAGATGTTGGTGTTGAAACCAGTGGAGCCAATGTTACAGGAGCAGGTAATTCAGATGCCGATCAAACGAATTATACCCCTGGAAAAGCTCAAACTAAAGTTATTACAAAATATTCTGAAACATCAATGAACGCCAAAAGAGGAGGCGTCACTGCTGGTGAAGATGCCAGCACAATTGCTGCTAGACAATTCAACAAGGCCTTAAATGATGGTGGTGACATGATAAACCTTAATATGAAAATACTAGGTGATCCATTTTATATAGCTGACAGCGGCATAGGCAATTATACAGCAAAATCGACAAATATTCCTGAAATGAATTCAGATGGAGCCTTAAACACTCAAGACGGCGAAGTATATGTGGTAGTTAATTTTAGAAATCCTATTGATCTAGATCCCGATAACGGATTATATGATTTTGGTGAGAAGGGACGATTAGTTCCTGAGTTCAGTGGGCTATACAGGATATTTCAATTTGAAAGTATCTTTGAAAAAAATATTTTTACACAGCAATTAAAATTGGTTAGAATGATGAATCAAGATTTCAAACCTACAGAATCAACAGAAAAAGCTCCTGCAAAATCTGCATTTAGTCCTTCTAAAAAGGATGGTTAAAACATGGCAGATGAAAAAAGAGTAGCCACAGGCACAGGTAGTAATAATCCAGGACCATATCTAGCTAAAATTGTTAGTTTTTTAGATCCTGCTTATATGGGCAATTTGCAAGTGCAGATTTTAACTGAGGTAGGTAGTGCTAAACAAAAAGAAGGCGAACTGCATCAAGTAAGATATATGAGTCCTTTCATGGGATATACTGAATCAGAATATGCTACATCAGAATTAGACTATAATAATTCACAAAAAAGTTATGGTTTATGGATGATTCCACCAGATGTGGGGTATATTGTGATGGTCATATTTGTAGAAGGTGACCCCAAAAAAGGGTATTGGATTGGTTGTGTGCATAACGCACAAAATCCTGGTGTGAATTTTATGACACCAGGATATGCTGCAACAACCTACAATAATGAAACTGTTAAAAAACGATTGCCTGTTGCTGAATATAACTTAAAAGCAATAGACATGGTGCCAACAGATCTAAGCAAAACTAAAAAAGCTGTTCATCCATTTAAAGATATATTAAACAGACAGGGACTATTATTAGATGATATCAGAGGCATTACCAGTAGCAGTGCTAGAAGAGAATGGCCCAGTGCTGTATTTGGCATAAGCACTCCTGGACCTATAGACAAACAGGATGGAGCAAAAAAAGCTAAATCAGGTAAGATAGACAATCAAGCCACAACCTTTGTAAGTAGATTAGGTGGATCTAGTTTTGTAATGGATGACGGTGATGACAAATTTCTTAGAAAAAAGCCAGCAAGTGAAGCCCCTCCAGAGTATGTGTCAGTTGAAAATAAGGAAACAGGTGGCGATGTTACTATCCCCCATAATGAATTAATTAGGATAAAAACAAGAACTGGACAT